CGCTGCCTGGGCCGCTGCCAGGGACGCTGCCAGGGACGAACAGAGGAAGAACTTCAACCGCTTAATAGAGGGAGATCTCGAAGAAGCTGGATATTTGGAGGCATCTGATGCAAACGACAAAAGAACGTGATGTACTGAGAGTATGGCCAAGTTCAGCCCCTAGAATCAACGACTGCGCAGGGTCGGCCTATCCGCTGACTGACAAGGTGATCATCGTTCAACCATCAGGCGCGCCCGCACGTGAAGGGCAAGCCATCCATGCTCTTGCAGGTCAGATCGTGCGAGAGAATCTGAGCAACTGTCCCGACGCTACCGGGTACGCGCTGGATCATGACGTGCTCGACAAGCTGAAGGACATCACGATCAAAGGGATCTATGCAGCTCAGATGTGGCAAGAGATCCGAGGTGAGTTCGATCTTGAGACAGTCGAGGTCGAGAAGTACAGCAGGTGGAGTGACGAAGAAGGAGGCGAAGGCCCAATCCTCACGCTGTCAGGATATACCGACGTGGTAGGCTTACTGCTTGACGGTGTATCCATCGGAATCGTCGACTGGAAATCAGGTCTCCCCGACTTCGAGCTTGTCGACACGGAAGACGAAGACGGTGAGGAGATCCAATCCCTCATGGAGAAGTCAGGCTCTGTCCACCAACTCAAGTGCTACGCAAAGCATGCCCTTGAGGAGCATCCGGACAGGAGCCTAGTCAAGCTGCACATTGGATGGCTCTCTGAGCGGTACTACATCACTGCGACCTATACCCGCGAAGAGATCGACCAATGGTGGAGTACGCTTCAATACAAGATCCGCTCATGGGACGGCAAGACGTTCGCTCCGGGTACGCCATGCAAATGGTGTCGCAACGCGATCGGATGTCCGGGTCGTGAGAAGTATATGGGCGTGGCAATCAAGGTATTTGACAGCTATCCACCTCCTACGAAGGGACGAAGCGGCCTCGCTCTTGACGATTCGAAGCGTAGAGCCATCGAGCAACGGCTATCGAAAGCCTACGCTCAATGCTCGGTCTTGGAATCTCACATCAAGATCTTCAAAGCGAACCTCAAGCAGGAGGTAGAGGCGAACGGTCCTATCCCAGACGGTGAAGGGAAGGCCATCGGCCTGATCAACGTGACGGGGAAGACAGTCATCGACGTACTCAACGGCTGGCCCGATATGGTTCACCACCTCGGAGGCAGCGAAACCGACCTCAAGAAGCTGCTCGAGATCTCATCTTCGACACTGAAGAAGGCAATCAAGGACCGGACCGACCGAGGAGAGAAGCAGCCTGCGGTAGACAGCCTCATCGCAGACCTTGAGGAAGTAAACGCCGTCATCTACAAGCCGGGCTATCAACGCTTCGGCATGGTCAAAGATCCACGGCAGCAGCCAGCGATCGACATCTAGGCTGAGCCTGGAAAGAGAGGAGCAAGCATGGCAACGAAGAAGCAGGGCGGCACGATAGATCTCCTGGTCGAGAACTACAAGAGGATCAAACACCTTCACGTAATCCTCGTGCCAGGATGTACCGAAATTGGAGGGCCGAACGAGGCTGGAAAGTCAAGCGGTCTTAACGCTGTATCGAACCTCTTCGGAGGGAAGAAGCTCACGCCTTCAGAGCCGGTTCATGAAGGGGCTCCAGGCTACGCGCTAAGTATGAAGTTGAACGAACTGGGGTTAGGTCTAGCGCGAACAGGGGTACTACAGGAGGACGGTAGCCTCAAGGAAGAATTCATAGTTACACCCCTTGAAGGCGTAGCGGCCGGCAGCGCACTACCTCGACCGAAGGAGCTGATGGACAAGCTCATCGGCGCGCACAGCATGGTCTTGAAGCCTCTGATAGGGATGGCCAACGCGGATCGGATAGCTCTCTTGCAGCGGTGCGCAGGGCTGGACTTCACCGCGCTTGACGCAAACCGTGAAGAGATCTATACACGGCGCACGCAAGTCAACCACGCGACTGACGCTCTCAAGAATCGGGTTGATGCAATGCCGAGCTATCCGGACGCCCCGACGTTGATGGTGTCCGTGACCGATCTCATGGCTGAGCTGAATAAGCAGAACGCGGGCAACGCTGAGAACCGAGCCTCTCGACGTGAGCTTGAGGACAAACGCCTCGAGCTTGAGGACACCAAGAAATACCGTGATAGCTTGCAGTCTCAGGCTGAAGACGCGCAGGCGCGTTGGGTTTCATCGAAGAATGAGTACGCAGCAGCAGACAAGAAGTACAAAGCCATGCAAGTATCAGTAGCCAAGCTGAAGGACTTCGACCTCGGTCCTATCAACATCCAGATCGCAGGGGCCGAAGAGGTCAACAACCAGATCCGGTCGAACGCTGACCGGGTTAAGGCAGCGGCTGAGTACACGGCATACAAAGATGAAAGCACGGGGCTCACGGGCCAGCTACGCGAGATCGACGATGAGAAGAAGAAGCTGCTAGCAGAGGCCAAGATCCCTGGAGGCTTATCCTGGGAAGACGGTGTCGTGCGCTTGAAGAACAAACCACTGGAGCAAGCGAGCCAGGTCGAACAGATGGACGCAGACATCGCTATCTCGATTGCGCAGAATCCAGACGTACCGATTATCCTGGTCAACCAAGGCTCCCTGTACGACAGGGTTCACCGTGGGAAGCTCGACAAGGTAGCCAAGAAGCACGGCGTTTACGTCTTCTTCGAGCGTGTCATCGACACTGAGGAAGAAGCGAAGGCAGAAGGGATCGCCGTCTTCATGCGTGACGGCGTGGGGATCAACCTTGAGGAGATGGTAGCCGATGGTGCAAGCAACTAAGAGCGACCAGCTACCCGTAGTTGGGTCGCAGGCAGGGATGAAGTCACTGGCCGTTGCGCTACAAGAAGGGCTCGACAACATCCTCCCAAACCAGCTAGACGCAGGGCGACTACTCAAGCTTGCGTGTCTAGCTACATCGAAAGAGCCGAAGCTGCTGCAGTGTACGAAGCAGTCGATGATTCTCGCGCTTACCGCCTCGGCAGAGCTAGCCCTTGATCCTTCAGGGACGCTCGGGATGGCGTGGATCGTCCCATTCTTCGATCACAAGCAGAAGGTGATGGAAGCTGTATTCATCGCTGGCTGGAAGGGACTCGTACAGCTCGTTTATCGTTCAGGGCGTGTTGAATCGATCATGCCGGCAGCGGTCTACGAGCAAGACATTTTCGAGTACCAGTTGGGCGATAGCCCAATCTTGAAACACACCCCAGCACGGCCAACACCTGACCGCAAGTGTTGGATAGCTACCGGGGGATCAAACGGGAAAGACGGCGCGCTTGCTGGCTCTCTTATTGGCGCGTATGTCACCTGGACAGTAGGCGGTGTGCGATCCTTCAAGTTCAAGTGGGCTGAGGAGCTTGAGAAGCTCAGGCTAGGAAGCAAAGCACCTCTCTCTCCCGCGTATCGGAATTACACCGAAGACATGCTAGTGAAGGGTGTCGTCCGAGCCGCTATCGCGATCATGCCTCTCAGTGAAGAGGACCGTCAGAGCATCGCGCGTACTGTCAAGAACGAAGACGAGAAGATGGGCCTGAAGAATTTCATCGACATCGATGGCGAACCGGTGAAGGACGGCGCTCATCCGATAAAAGGAACGCAGCCAGCGACGCCTTCAGATGGTGCGGAGGGAAACGAGAGCCCCTTAGAGCCCACTGAAGCGTAGTCGCACAAGAGGGGTGGGGTTGTCCTACCCCTCTTCCCCCATAGGAGGGTTTACAGCATGAGATACCAACGCAAGAAAGTGACGGAGGGAGGGATACGCGGGGATTACAAAGATCACGTAATCATCCGGGGGGAGACAGAGGTTCGCTTCCCGAGCGGTCTACCCATGACGGCGCTCATCAAAGACTGCCATGATGGATCACTGCAGCAGTACCTCCTCGCGACGAAATCGCACATCAAGAAATACTTCATGCGAGCGGGTTGGAACGGCGTCGGAGAGGTGTACGTGTGCGATCTTGGAGAGGATCCGACAAAAGAAGTCGCCTTCAACCAGGCAACGTTTTTCGCGCAAGAGGTAGTGAGCAAGAAGATTTTCGTGTCGCTCCCGAAGGACCGAGCGGATGCAGCGATGGGGCGGCTGGGGATCTCTCGCGTGGTCGGTGAGCTATGAAGACTGACGCGCTAATGGAGTTGATACGCTACGCCAAAGCATTGCCAAGCGGCGAGACCGGCAATCTGCCCGAGCTAGCTGAATCAGAGGTAGCTGCTGCGGCAATCACGATTAAAACACAAGGAGAGCGGATTTCCACACTAGAAGCTGAGAACGCACTGAAGGAAGACTGAACACGAGGGGCTCAACGTGACTACTGCGGTCAACGCAACATGCGACACAGCGATTGAATACGCTCGAAAGGATCTGAGAGTCTTCCCTCTTCACTCGATCGACGAAGCAGGTGCATGCACTTGTGGGCATGCCGAGTGCGGCAGTCCGGGGAAACATCCAAGGACGAAGAACGGAGTCAAGGACGCAACGACCGACGCTGAACAGATAGCGGCATGGTGGGCGAAATGGCCTGATGCGAATGTGGGTATAGCGACAGGGAATGGTCTATTAGTCCTTGATGTTGACACGAAACACGAAGGGCTTAAGACGATTGAGCAGATGGAAGAGACGGAAGGGCCGATGCCTGACACGGCGATGGTCCTGACAGGGGGCGGGGGCCGTCACTACTATTTCTATCTCCCACCTGACAAGCGTGAGGGTGTCAAGAACGCTGTTGGGATAGGTAGAGGGCTAGATCTACGGTTCGATGGTGGCTATGTTGTAGCACCTCCCAGTCGGCACGTCTCCGGGCGTACATACGAATGGGAAGCATCGAGCGAGCTTAGTACTGGCTACACCCTCCCCCCTGATTGGCTACTCAGAGCTATCCACGGAGGCGGTGATAGCGCCAACCCACAAAAAGGGGCTACTACACCCATAGACCCTCTGCGCGACCCTGACGCGATCCTAACGGGGGTAGACGAAGGCAACAGAGACGTCACCTTATTCCGCTACGCCTGTCTGCTGAGGCGTGACAAGATCACACGAGCGCAAGCTGACACCCTTATCGTCAAAGCAGCGGCATCGTGCGATCCTCCTTTCCCCGAGAAGGATGCGCTGAGGAAGGTCGAGCAAGCATGGGAGTACCCCAGCGAGAAAGCGAAGGTATTAGCCGGGGAGACCATCGCACTACCTACCGTTGAAGCACAAGGCACGAACGCTCAGATTCTATGGAGTGCGATCGGGATTGAGGCGCAAGTCCGCGGATTGAAAGAGCACAGCGACGGGAGGATTAACGGATTTCTCTCGATCATCTCAACGCTATCAGGGCAAGCGAAGAAGCTGCACTCAGCCATCTTTAATTTTACCTCGACGCGAACGCGATCGGAATGGAAGAAGGTACTTGAGGGGCGCGCACCCATCACAGATTGGTTTGAAGTACTCGAGCAACTCTGCGACGCGGTTACGAAGGTAGTGCAGCAAGGCGAGCCGGTGCAAGTGATTACGACCTCAGACGAAGTAGAGCCACCTAGCTACGTGTTACGCCCGATCCTACTCTACAAGCAGCCGGTGGTAATCTTTGGCGATCGAGGCAGCACGAAGAGCTATACAGCGCAGACATTCGCTTATCTGCTGGCTCTCGGGAAGATGGGCCGACTGCTCGACTTTCAACCTGAGAGGGTAGCTACGAAGCCCTTGTACCTGGATTGGGAAGACACACCTGCGACGCTCAGGTGGCGATTCAGGTGTCTGAGCAAGGGCACAGGGCTACCGAGCGCGCAGATAGCGTACAGGCGATGCAGCCGAACGTTAGCGAGTGACACGGAGCAGGTACGCACTGTGATACTATCCGGTGGGTATGACTTTGTGATCGTCGACTCACTTGGGCCAGCCTGCGGAGGTGATCTCAATGCACCTCAACCGGCTCTCGACTTCTTCGGAGCTCTACGATCTTTAAACGTATCGAGTCTCGTCATTGCACATACAGCGAAAGGGCAATCGGGCAAATCACATCGATCGGTTTTCGGGTCTGTGTTCTTTGAGAATGCAGCGAGGTCGATATGGGAAATCAACGCAGAGTCAGAAGATGGCTCTGTCAAGCTTGTGTTGACACACACGAAGATGAACGGCGGACCCTGCGAGCAACCAATAGCCATGCAGTACATATTTGAGCATGGGAGTACAACGATAGTTGAAGCCAAAGCAGAGGAGGTAGCAGCAGCAGCAGGAATGATGACGATCCGTGAGAAGATCTTGCAGCTTCTCGGTGACCTACCGAGCGCAGCGACGCAGCGAATCGCGGGGGATCTTGATGAGGCACCGGCAACGATCCGAACGACGTTGAACAGGATGAGGGTTGCTGGGCTTGTGGATAAGTTGGAATCGGGGTCATGGGTGAAGATAGCCGATGACGCGGACCTAGTACCGTTCTAAGAGGAGGTATCGTGCCTGGATCAGAAGCACAGGAGTACAGAGATAGCCTGACATGGTGGGAGTTGACAACCACGATCGAGCTGCTATCGAAGAAGAAATTCACCATTGACGAGGATGAAAATCGCATCCTCACTCTGCGCTACCGAGACCGGCTGAAGATACTAGCCGAACCGAAATCGCCGCTGTTTGAGAACTAAAAACCTGAGAGGAGGTTTTACCGTGGCACAGAAAGAACTGCTAGACAAGATGAGAATCTACATCCCTCAGCAGAAGCTCGAAGCAGAGCCGATAAAGCGGCTCATTGCGTTAGGCAAGAAACGAGATCGGAGCTGCAACTACCTAGTGGTCGAAGCGATCATCGAGTATCTCGATAGGGAAGAAGCAAAGGAGTAGAGTGAAGAACCGAAAGCGGCTGCGAATGGCGCGAGCAGGGCTACTAGCTTGTAGTGGATGGACAACCCGAGGTAGCCGCTGATCGTCGGGTAAGAGATTCCCGACAGCCGCAGAGGTTCAACACGAGAGGAGGAATACGATGAAAATAGAATTCTGTGAAAGGTGTGGGGTCAAAATAACTGGTAACGGTAGGACTTTACGTGTTCGCGGTCGTGCAGGGATAGGCCGAGTCAGAGGGATCACCCTCAAAGCAGACGAGATCATCTACCGGATCCAAGCGAAGTACGTAGAGTCGATCGGGTATCAAGAGGAGGGAACGGCGAAATGAGTAACTGGCGTATCTGGAAGCGGCTAATCAGAAAGATCTCAAGGCATCACCCATCACTGACGCCAGGAGGGACTATCGAGCTTGAGGTTGTCAGCATCACGGGAGGGGAGAACGGTAGAGCAGACTGCAAGCTCACGTACCGAAACCTCAAAGGAGATATTGTCAATAAGAGCGATACGACCTTAGAAATAGGTGACTTGCTACGTCTACCGTGGATCACGCTGCTGGAGGTGACGAGGGAATGATTAATGCAGTAATCCTCAGAGAGGTAGAAACAGAGCGTGAGAGGCAGGACGCGAAATGGGGTATCCAGGGACATGGCCCGAAGACCTGGATTCCGATTATTGGTGAAGAGTTCGGGGAGCTGTGCGAAGCCATGAACAAGGTCCAAATCGTCCAATACCGAGAGGAGCTAATTCACGTAGCGGCGAGTGCGATTGCAGCAGCCGAGGCGTTCGACCGGGCAGTAGAGAAGCTATAAGGAGAAGAGGAAATGATCATTGAGAGTGCAAAGCTAGTGCAAGTGCTCATCAGCTCTTTTGACCCTGTTTTACAGCAGCCGATGCAGAAGAGCGTTGACGAGATCGAAGGGAACGCGCAAGACATCGCGATCGTCTCAATGAAGGGTACTGGATACGGGTACAGCCTGACGGAGATCCTCACGTATCTGTTTGAGAAGGCAAGAATTGAGTGAAAGCGGCTGTTTAGTGACCGGCTATGAGGATTGGTGGTGTTTGGAGGCCAAAAACCGCGACAAAGCGACACAGGGGCGTAACACCTTCAAACACCCGTGGGGATGGGGTTCAAGGAAAAGAGGGGATGAAAAACGCGACACACCCCCCAAAAAGGCCAAAAACGGGGATAAGGCGACAATCGCGGAATGGTAGACAGGGAGGGCAGAAGGTGACGGTTTCAGAAAAGCGACACACCCCCTCTTTTCCGCACCGTAACAAGGGGCTGTTTTAGGTGTTATACGGCGAGAGAAGGCGAAAGAGGAAAACCGGTGTTTATGGGGTTTGTAACAGTCTAGGCGGGTGTCGCGTAACAAGCCGGAAAAAGAGCATAACATAACACCCCAGTTCCCTTAAGGGATAGACCTACAGAGCCAAGATCATCGTTGTCATCCATTAACTGCCAAGGTCACAGGCTAATCAAAACCCAGCCCTGTGTGATTCTATGGCAAGCTTTAAGACCTAAGAAGGTTTTGTCGCGATGAAGATCAAAACGAAAACGAAGACAGCCATCGAAGTTCAAGACCTTGCTCTTTCCTTGGCTAAGGGTTTAAGACCTAAAGGGGGGTGTATCCGCTACGCTTTTAAGGCTTCGCTATATACACCTAGTGGATACTTGTAATATAGACCTAAGCGTGCTACGGTATAGAGAGGTGATCGATGTGAAGAATAAGACATTGCCAGAAATCGAAAATGGAATCTCAATCCCCGATGTCCTGAAGAATGGCAATTATGACAAAAACAGGAAATACCCCGTGATGGATCTAGCTGTTGGTCAATCGTTCTTTATCCCAGAAGAACAAATGCCGTCAACTGGGTCTGATGGTGTGAGAATAGCGTGCCGTGGACAAGCTCGACGGCATGGTTTCAAGACCACTACCCGCAAGGTTGATGGTGGTATACGCGTCTGGAGGGTATCTTGAGCATGCAGATAGTCCCAGTTCACCGAGAAGACTCATCTCACCTCGGTCACTTCCAAGTAGGTACTCACGGCGTCGTCTACCTCAAGAAACACAAAGACCTCGTCTTCGTCCCTTGGTTCAACGATCACGGTCAGCTCATCTCCATCAGAGTCTTATCCGAAGACGACTACCTGGCGAAGAAGGTCAAGGAGGCAAGACATGAATGAGGCATGGGAAGACGTACAGGCAGCGTGTGAAGGTGTCAGCGAGGCGTACAGCGGGTTTGGGACAGAGCTGCTCTACTGCGTCTATGTGGGCGCTATCATCGGATTTGTGGTAGTTGTGGCCCGTTACATCATCAAGCACAAGGGTAAGCATGTTTGACGACGGAGCTTGGATCGGTTGGACCCTCATCGTTGGTGGTGCACTCGTGGCTATAGCCCTCTTCGGCTTCATTCTCCCTATACGTAAGAAAGTGAAGTTCCCTCCCCCGAAGGGTAAGGACTGGGGTAAGGTCACCGGCGTCTTTCTCAACCTAGGAGGTCTATTCAGAATCGACTGCGGTATCAACATCCCTCCCGGTAGAACTGTAGGGGCGATCTACAGGACTCCCAGACGTGTTTACAACTACACGAGGAAGAGAGACCCTGGCCCCCCTCCTTGGGCCGTAGACTCCAGACAGAGAACCTACGTCTACTCCGTCGGTAACTACTGCCCTCACCCTGAGATCTCTGACGCAGAAAAGGTGACGGAGATACTCTTTCGTAGTATGAGAAGCGGGAAGACACAACCTTTTCCACAACGTATGGGGGAACCTACTCACTTCTCATTCAACTGCAAGGGTGGCATAAGGAAGGATACTGGCTCTATAGAGGGGAGTGTAGAGGGCACCCTACCTCGACCCCTCGAGAAACAAAAAGGGCTACACCCCTCGATGAGAGATACAGGGGACCAAGCGAAGGGCAACGAGCAGCCATTAAAGCCCCCTATCTTCCGGATGCTCTACCATCAGAAGCCGTACAAGGAGGACGACGAGCAGCTATCAAAGCACCAGAGTGGGCACTCTTGGGCAAGCGTGATGGGAGATAGGTTTGTCACCAGAGACGCAAGCTACGAGCATGACGGTACGAAATGGATCAAGGACCCTGTGCGCAGGGATTGGGGTGAATGATGCCTAGACTACAGCAGCTCGACGAGGCTATCTACACGTGCCCGAGGTGCAAGCAGACGGTGAAGCGTACTCTAGAAGACTTCAGTACACCCAAGCTCCTTGAGATGTTCGGCGGTAGGCTACCCGCGTACCTCGTATGCGGTCGTTGCTACTCACGTCGCCCAGACGTACCTCCTCCTCACATGTGGCGTACAGACGTGAAGCCGATCGATCGTAAGGCGTCTTTGTGGGGTCACTACGGTTCTAGCACTGCAAAGGCATCAAGAGGGGCTGGCGACCCCTTCAGGGAGATCCAGGACGTATCCTTCGGCCTATGCTTCCGCTATGTGATTCACAGGATCACACCTCGGCTCATCACAGACACCGGAGCACTCCTTGGTATGGCTCAAGACGCTGTAGCCGATGTTCAGCTTGCGAAAGGGAAGAAGCTCAACGCTGTAGCGATCCACTTCTCCACGTCGACAGAGCATGCAGCCCGAGGGCAGCACTACGCCGTCGTCGACTGGGCCCCCGGTGGTGTCTGGGGTGACGCTGATACCGTCAAGCCTGGCTACTACAAGACCCACAAGTACACGATCGTCAGACAACATCAGACGAAGAAGGAGGGGTAGCATGCAGGGTGTACGCAAATGCCCGCAATGCGGCATGCCGATGAAGCGAGATCCTTCAGACAGCTCTTGTCTCGCATGGGTTTGTCGTTTTTGTGGCGCGGTATATATGGATGATATCGTTATTCAAGGAATGAAAGAGGAGGGTTTGCGTAAAGGTCCCGTCTTTGATGCGGGTGATGTCACTATCTCATTCGGAGACGACGATGAGGATGGGTAGGTAGGGGGGGTAGAAGCTTCATTGGCTACGGAAATGACTATAAGAAAGGGCCTACCTTCCTATAATCCATACTAAAATCAAGGCTCTATAGAGGAGGAACATGCTAAAGCTGAAAGGCTTTGAAGAAGAGATCGAGGTAGGGACTCGCATATGGTTTGAAGAAGAGAAGAAGCCGTACAGAGTCCGTGCAATGGATGACAGGTATCTTGTTTGTACGAAGCCATTCAATCTGAGCCACACGGTTCTGTACACGGTGATTGATCTACAAGAAGGCGTGCGAGGCACAGAGAATCTTGTCTTTGGAATGGGAGCAGAGACCGACGAGGAATGCCAGGAAATGATTGAGCGATTGAGGTTAGACACAGAGGTTTCTCATCGAAACAGAACTCCGTTAGTGATTACGCGGACATCTCCACTTCCTATAATCCCCATAAAAATCAAGGCTCTATAGACCTCGAAGGGGAATAGGTAGTAAGATGCTGATCGAAAGAGGAGAGGATAGACATGGGAAGCAAGAAAGCGTGTTCGGTCTGCGGGACAGAACTCTCGGCGGCGTTAGCGGAGCATACGGATCGGTGTAAGGACTGTGATTCGTTGAGGCCAAAGGAGCGGGTAGAGCTATCGATCAAGAGCCGTCAGGTGAAGTTTCTTGCGGCGATCGCGCAAGAGCTGAAGTTTATACGTAACCGGCTACCAGTGCCGGCAGGAGGTGAACAAAATGACGAACAAGGAAACGAAACAGAAGAGTAATTTTCGTACGGGTGTATCTGCTGGGGCGAGCGTGTCCAAGGCAGAGCCGAAAGAAGCCCCTCCAGTAGCACAGAAGGCAGCCCTTTCGAAGCATCTACGTCGGAACGTAACAGGGTGTTCGGCTTGTGGGAATGATCACAAGAACGTGTTGTTTATTCTCAGGAAGGAATCATCGAGAGGTGAGTATCCCTACGCGGCGACGTGTCCTATCTCTGGGAAGCAGATCCTCCTGAAGGTGTCAGGCTAATGGCAGAAGAGCGCGAGTACAGCATCCTGGTTCTCCAGTATGGGGTCCCTGATGCTAACCTACATTCCTACGATCCGTCTTCCTTTGCCGATAAGAAGCTACCTACCGGGTTTGTTTCAAAGGAAGACGGGCTGTACTACGAAGGAACGTTCGTGCCGGGTGAGACACATAGCGGGGTATTCATCGAAGTGAACAAGCAGCTTGCTACGTTGCTCGGGCTCGATCGGTAGGGGGTTCATGACTAACGGACCATTCCGCATCTTCATATCGTCCCCAGATGGTGGACTCACAATGCTCTGGAAGATCCTTGATGCAGACGGGAGGGTACACATGGAGGGTCGTGGGCCTATGCCGGATTTTGCAGGTGGTCAGGGCTTGGTGGTGTCTCTGAATATGGAGATCGGGGAGGGTGAAGCTCTTGAGAGGGATCTTGAGAAGTTGCCGGTAGATTCGTCTGTGGTTGAAGGCATGCTCGGTGCGAAGTTCATGGAGGGGCTGAGGGATGAAACCAGGGCCTAAGCCGATCGAAGTTTCTGCGGACAAGATTTCTGACTGGGCTCATACAGGCTTTCGCTGGCCTGATATCGCGGCAGAACTAGATATCTCTGCTCGTACTTTGCGCAGATACCGCGCTGTAAATCCAGGAATTGACCACGCCTATCAAAAAGGGCTGGCTCGGATGCGTAGATCCCTACGCTCAAAACAGTACGAAATCGCCATGAAAGGCAACGTTACGATGTTGATTTTTCTTGGAAAGAACGAACTGGATCAGGCAGATAAGAAAGACACGCGATCGCTTCATATCCATGCGAACGCAGATAGCCAGGATGCCCTCTCCTCACTGAGCACGGAAGAGCTGCAAGAACGTATTGCCGTCCTGCGTGAGATGAGAGCCCTGGAGGATGTCATCGACATTGAAGGCGGTGATGATGATGTCCCAAGTCTCCCAGGAAGCTCAGAGGATTGAAGCTGAATTAGCTAGGCGTGATCTAGAACAATTCTGCATTACTATCTCAGAAGGGCGATGGCAGACGGCCGCTCATCTCCAGATGCTTTGCTCTCTACTGATGGAGGCCGAGGCTCACGTTGCTTCCGGCGAACAGGATGAGCCGTACCTTTTGATCGTAAGTTTCCCTCCCAGGCATGGGAAATCAGAATTAATCAGCCGTCTCTTTCCTCCGTGGTTTCTCGGTCGCAATCAGGACATGGAGGCAATCATCGCCTCCTATGGTGCGGACCTTGCTCTCGACATGAGCAGGGATGCTCGCACGAACTACCTACGGGCTGCTGAGGTCTACGGATGGCCTGACATCTCACGCGATTCTTCCGCCGTCGCTCGTTGGCATCTACACGGCAAGAGTGGAAAGCTCCAAGCTGCCGGTGTCGGTGGTCCTCTCACTGGGCGCGGGGGGAACTTTATCGTTATCGACGACCCGGTAAAGAACATCGACGACGGCGAAAGCCTCATCGTCCAGCGTCGTGTCTGGGACTGGTATCGCTCGACCGTTCGTACTCGTCTTGCTCCTGGTGGTGCGATAGTTCTTTTAATGACACGCTGGCACTCAGGTGACCTCGCAGGAAGGCTCATTCGAGAGATGGACAAGGGTGGTGAACAGTGGAAAGTCGTAAGCCTGCCTGCGCTGGCCTTAGAGGACGATCCTCTCGGCCGCAAGAAGGGTGAGGCGCTTTGGCCCTGGCGCTTCAATGAGAAGGCTCTCGCTTCACTCAAACGAGGGCTAGGCGGTCGTCTCTGGGGGGCGCTCTATCAGCAAGATCCTACTGCCGATATCGAGGGCGCGCTCTGGACTGCCGAGACGATGATCGATCCTTTCCGCGAAGCTGTCATCATCCCCGAACTCGAAGACATCAATGTCGCAATCGATCCCGCAGGCAGTGGCCAAGCATCAAGCGATCTCACGGGGATCACTGTGCAAGGCAGGCGCGTAGACGGTCACGGTGTTGTTCTCAATGATTCCTCAGATCACTATGAGCCGGATGAATGGGGTACACGCGCGCTTGAACTGTGCCTGGAATTCAATACCCGCAGAATCGTTGCAGAACAGAACTTCGGGTACATGCTTGTCAAGCGAAACATTCAAGTATCCTCGGCAGAGTGGGAAGGCCAGAAGCTCGACGGAGACGACGTTGAGGTGTGCCTGGTACACGCCTCTCGTGGCAAGTTCCAACGTGCTGACCCTGTTGCGAACAAGTACAAGCAAGGCTTGGTGCATCACGACCTACACGCCGACCTTGACGACCTCGAAGATGAGCAGTGCCAGTGGATCGGGAGAGGCCCTCGACGTAGCAAATGGAGCCCCAATAGGATCGACAGCGTAGTATGGGGATTAACTGACTTGCTGATTGATAGCGCAGGCGGTGGCGTGGATTGGATTGACCTGGACGATTAAAAATGCTATGGTAGTTCTACGTGTCGACTCCTCTCGGACCCAACACGTGTACAACCTCCTTGAAGTACGGCGCGATCTCGGAGAGAAAAGGAGATGCCTGGGAAGCGTCTCCTTTTTCTCTGGCTTGACTCTATAGAGGAACTATAGTATACTGGTCGTGTAGCCAAGGAGGCAAGACAAATGAACGCCAACAAACGGTACACATCAACCGGATATTGCAATGTCTGGGGCAGTAAATTGGGGGCGCGACGAGTATTCGGGCTTACTCGCGATGAGCGCAGCATCATCCGTGACGGCGGGCAGATTAATCTGGCTGATTGCCCTGTTATAAGAGGAATCACAGATCGGGTTATTGTCGCTCGCGGGAAAAGTTTTTATACGCGAATGCCATGAGGTTGTCACAGAACCAAAGGACGGGAGGAAATGCCTCTAATCGACCTCATCGCACCGGAAATTCTCATAGCTTTCTGGGGGCGAATTGAGAAGCAGGCGAATGGCTGTTGAATCTGGACAGGCGCGACGAGTCCAGGAGTACGGGGCAATCCATACGGGTGTGTTCGCTGGGCTATTCGGGGAGGTAGCGGACGCTCACACCTCTACGCACACCGGGTAGCCTTTTGCCTGGCTAACGGATTGGACTACCAAGACATCAAGAAAAGAGACGTTCATCACAAGTGCGGGTACTCGCTCTGTATTAACCCTGAGCATCTTCAATCTTTGACTACTAGTGCACACGCGAGGATAAGCAACATCGCCAGATGGCGGGAGGAACTAGAATGGCAAGAACAGGAGAAGGCAAGACAACAATCTGGGTTTCCAAATCTACCGCAGTAAGGCTCAGGGTGGTCGGTGAACAGTTCTCCGATTACCACAAACCGAGCTATGACGAGATTATCAGACGCCTGCTCCACTACCACGAAATCCACAGTGGGACAGGGATAGATCCAGAGCTGTTGCAATCGTCAGGCAAGAAGTAGTAGACTAGCTCGTCCAGTTTTTCTGTGAGAACCTGAGATCGAGGGCTGTCCCAATCAGCCCTCTTTCTCTTGACTGTTCTATCCTCCCCCGTGTATAGTCCTCTTTGGCTCCGAGGATCGACTAGGGAGAATTGACGTATGGGCTTTAGAGACTTCCTGGGAGACAGTGTACGCAGTGGGCTTCGAGACACTATCTGGACTGCAATAGCGAAAAGGCTGACTGGTGATGTCCCTCCGTTCTGGGGTCAGACTGCTATCGGTCAATCGCTCTGGTCGGACTGGGACTATGAGAAAGCAGTCCGCAAGTATTTCAGAAAGAACGAACTCATTGCTCGCTGTCTGCGAATCCGGGCGAACGCAGAATCCTCAATCCCCATTCAAGCGAAAAGACTTCTCCCTGATGGGACACTCACAGATTTGCCTGCAACGCATGGTGCTGTGAAGTTCGCTCGAAAGCCGAACCCCCGCCTAAGCTGGCGAGACATCATGTACCGGCTGTCATTCGCTCGTGACCTCAAAGGCGCAATCATCTGGAAGATCAACAACGTCAACGCGAAAGCCGGGCTGATTGAAATCTGGCCGCTTCGTCCCGATCTTGTAAGACCTCGGCCTGTCAATGAGACTGAGCTTGAGTACGTCTACAAACCTGGCTTCGGTATGGATGCGCAAGTATATAAATCTGAGGAGATTGTCCATATCGTCCAGTACGATCCCATCAACGAACACACGGGGATAGCCACACTACAGCCAACGCAGAGGAGAGCAGATGTAGCTGACTCGATTCAGGATGCACAGAAGTTCTCATTCGATAATGCTGTCTTACCTTCGGGGATCATCTCGGGCGATCTCTCACCGAAGCAATCTGAGGAAATCAAGACTCAGATTGTGAAGACGAAGAGAGGGCCGAAGAACTTCAGAAAGATGCTACTGGCGCGCACCCGTGTCTACTTCCAGTCGCTCATGGGCACACCTGCAGAGATGGACTTCACTGAATCGATCAAGCTGACAGATAGAAAGCTTGCCCTTGGGCTTGGCGTTCACCCTGTTCTGCTCGGAGTGGCTGATGCTACCTTTGAAAACCAGCAGATGGCCGAAGTGTTCTTGTGGACTAATGAGACGCTCCCAAATGCTAAGTCGGCGCTTGCGGCTATCAACCTACAGCTCGCTCCTCTCTTTGGCGATGACGTTGTTTTCGTACACGACCTTTCTCAATCCCCCCCAGTGGTAGAGATGCGTCGGCAGAATGCTCGAATCGCAAAGTATTATCTGGAAATGGGAATCAACATTCGGGCGATCAACGTCGCCCTTGACCTTGGGTTGCCGTCATGGGCATGCCCTGATACCGGATTCATGCAAGCGGGAATGCTGCCTTTGAATAACACATCTCAAGGCAGGTCAATCCAGAGCAGAGCTATCAACGCCGACGAAAGCTCAATCGACGCCCGGTGGATTCTGCGCGATCGTGTGCAGCAAGCCTACGCAGGAGCGATGGGCAAGAACGTATCCAAACGCTTCCTCGAAGAAGGGAAGCTGATAGAAAACCACTGGAAGGCAGGCAACACCAACTACGAGGCGCTTATCCGTGGTGAAGCAGAGGCATGGAGAATCGTTCTCACAGCTTCCTGGCGAGTAACCATCGATCGGATAGGGAAAGACGTAGAAGCAGAGATCCTCGGAAATACCGAGAGAGCTAGTCTTAGATTCGACGCCTATACCGGCGCGATCACTTCCTTTGTCGAAGGCCAGGTAGCGGAACAGGTTGACAAGATCCAAGCAAAGACGATCTCTCGAGTGAAGCGTGTAGTGGACAAGGCAGCTCTCGAAGGTGCAAGCGCGGTAGATACAGCGCGTCAACTCCAAGGGCTCTACGAGAGATTCGGTGGAAAGGATCCTGAGCTCCCATTCGACAAGAGCCGCTCGATGACGATCGCAAGGACAGAGATTCATGGAGCAAGTGGATTCGCTTCTCATGAGGCCGCGATTCAAACAGGTGTAGTGACGGGTAAGCGATGGATCTCTGCGCGGTCAGGAGATATGCGCGACTCACACGCGGCACTAGATGATGGGACGATCTACGCAATTAATGCAACGTACCCGAACGGGCTCATGTATCCGGGCGATCCCAGCGGTTCGGCAGAAGAGACGGTGAATTGTAACTGTCAGGAACTCTACGAAACGGGGCCTGATGCAGAACAACTTAACGGAGGTGGCTTATGAAGTATCTCGCAGTGCCTCTAGAGGTTCGCGAGTTAAGAGCCGAAGGCAGAGAAGGAGACTTCACTGGTCATGCTTCCGTCTTCGGGAATAAGGATTCGTACAATACGATCATCGACGAAGGCGCATTCAAGAGGACGCTCAAGGCTCAGAAAGGTGAGCTCCCCATCACGTTCTTCCACATGCCGTGGATGGGTATCGGGCTCGCACGGTGCGCGGAAGACAATACTGGTTTGCTTGTTCATGGATCTCTGAACATTGAGTACTCGAAGGACGCAGCCGAGGTTTATGCAGGGTTGCCCGATCCTTCTGGAGAGAATCTAGCGGCGGGGTATTACTCCCAGATGTCGCACGGCTTCGACGTCATCCAACAGAAGAAAGACTCTGATGGGATCTGGCACTATACCGAAATCAAGTCTTACGAGGTAGCTATCCTGATGCGGAACTTCGCAGCCAATCCCGAGGCGAACATCGATGATGTCCGGTCACAGATCGGCGTTCTTCAGATGGCGCTTCGTGGTGGCTCTGCTTCAGATATCAGGAAGATGATTGAAACAACGCGATCGGCGCTCGATGGAGAACAGGAAGAGGCCAACGACCTCGGGATCCTCGTCATCAAAAGCTCAGAACAAGTACGCAACTTAATCAAAAGGCTCAACACGTTCACTGCACTCTTCGACGCAGACCCGGACCCGTCCACTCTGCTAGGAGACTCGCAATTAAGACGCATCTTCGATCCGCAAACGCACTCGAAGGTGACTGCAGAGCTACGCTCGATACTCAATAAGACATAGGAGGTATTCCAAGTGGCAAATGATAATGAAGGAAATGAGCAAACTTCCGTAGCGCAGATGCAGAAGGAACATGCAGAAGCGACCAAGGAACTGACCGGGCTTGTTACTCTGATGAGAACAAAGCTCGACGACTTCGACTCTACGCTAGGTGACAAGGTTGAGGCGCAGGCTTCAACGATCATCGAAGCACGAACGACCGGGCTTGCTGAGGAAATCAAGAAGGTCCGTGAGGAACAGCAAGAGCTTCTCTTACGGCTGAATCGTCCTCCAATCCCTACTGGGGAAATCACGGACGAACAACGAGCCAAGCAATCACTCTTCGCGAACACGCTGCGCGTTCACAGTGGGAACGCAGAAGTGCTTGCCTCGATCCCCAAGGAACAGCGTGCCCTCGTTGAAGATTCTGTAGGCGAGATCGCTGTGCCCGAAGAGCTCGACAAAGAATGGCTGGTTGCGATCAACGGCTTGACCCTCTTCCGCTCGTTGGTAGATGTCAAGAAAACGAAATCGAACCGGATGCGCAAGCGAAGCAGAACGCGAGTCACTGTCGGTATGGGGAATCTCGAACTGGGTGACGCCCCCAACGCCAGCGACATGGTTCTGACCGAGGAATGGCAGTACGTCGAGGACATGAATGGATACTCCGAGTTCGGTGTCGACGAACTGATGGACTCGGACACAAACCTCATTTCGGCCATGAGCGAAGACTATACGTTCGGATTTGCCGAGCTTGAGGATACGCAAGTATGGGCAGGGACAGGCCATGCACTCAAAGAGTTCGGTGGCTTGAGTAGAGGAACTACCATCACTCGGCATCACGCAGCAGCAGCAGGTACGGTGACCATCGAAGACTTCCTACGGCTGTTCTATCAGGTGCCCAAGCAGTACCGGAAAAACGGGCAACTTGTCATCACGTCAGCGACAGAGCTTGCAGTTATGCTTCTTCGTGGCGATGGTGGTGGTGGTGCAGGTACAGGCTCATTCATGTGGCAACCTTCCGTTCAAGCAGGTGTACCGAACAGGCTCAGAGGCTATCCCCAGTTTACGCAGGATGACCTCGATGAGTGGGATGGTTCGAGCGGGAATGACGTCGCAATCTTTGGCGACTTCAAGCGCGGCTATCGGATCCTCGATCGACTGGGCACAACCCTGACGAAGTTCTCGGAGCTTCGCCGGCTGGCTGGCCTGATCGGATTCTTGGCTACCCGCCGAACAGGTGGCGAGATCAAGATCGCTGACGCTCTCCGCATCATGGATCTCCCGTAGTCTGGGAGTTGAAACAATCGGTCAGTACAAGGAGGACCGAATGAAGAGAAAATTATTCATCTTGGCGACGATGCTTACGCTTGTTGCCTTTTCGTTTGGCGCTTACGCAGCACCTCAGTACATCGAAACCTTGCAGGTAGGCACACTCACAGGGACGGTTGCCGGTTTGGTAATTGGTGCAGATGTTCAAGCGTGGGATGCCGATCTCGACTACCTGGCTACCTTCACACCGACAGCGAACGTCAAGACGATTCTCAATGCAGCAGACTTCGCAGCGGTCAATGTAGCTCTAAGCCTGACGATCGGGACTAACACGCAGGCATGGGACGCGGACCTCGACACCTTCGCAGGGATCACACCCGCTGCGAATATGCAGACCTTCCTTGCTGTAGCTGACTACGCGGCAATGGTCACGGCGTTGACGCTAACGATTGGAACCGATACCCAGGCTTGGGATGCAGACCTTGATACCTGGGCAACACTCACACCAACAGCTAACGCGCAGACGCTTGTTGAATCGACTACTTTCCTGACGATGACGCAAGATCTGTCAGTCGAAATTGGTGTTGACGCGCAGGCTTATGACGCGGATCTTGATACCTACGCGACGATCACTCCGAGCGCAACTGCTCAGGTGGCTCTCGCCTCGGGGAACAACTCAGTGGTCCTAAGCCACCGTCATCGTGTAACAGTTGCGGAGATCAATGCAGGTCATGAAATCCTGGCTGCGGTCACCGGATTGTCCTATCGTGTAATCAACTGCGTGGCGATTGCCTACGGCGGTGCTGTAGGCACGACAACGACTGTCGATCTTCTGGGAACCCAGTCAGCCGGTGGTGTCAAGATCGCTGCGTATGCTCAAGCGAGTCTCACTCAGTCCGCTCCTTTGTCGATGCTCGTTGCGGTTGGGTGTGCGGTCATTGCGGACGGAGCTTCATGGATCGAGATGGATGTGACCACAGCGATCACGGTAGGCAAGACGGGCGGGGATGCTGACACCGCAA